TTATTTTTAATACCAGCAGCGGTTACGTGTCTTATTGATTTTCTAGCCGATGGGTATACTCTATCAGAATCTAAATCTGACTTAGAAGACCTATTAAAATATACAAAGGAAACTTTCAATGAAATTAGATAATTGGTTTATAGTTAACAATAGAGCCTATGGTAATGTGTCAGGTAGCCATAGATTTGAGGAGGGTGAGTTTATAGCTACATCACCTATTGTTAAAAGGGAAGATAGGAGTAAGACTAGTAATATGATTATTACTACTAAATCAGGTAGTGTGTATGAATTAGGCCCAACATATGTTAACTATGAATCAGGAGAAGAAATTGAGTGAGGCAACTAAAGCGAACATAGAAGCACAATACGGATCCTTAGTCTCCACTCTAATTAAAGATGGGAAAGATATAGCCGATAATATAACTCCCTTAGAGGCAGACCTAATCCATAGTGTTTTAGGGATTGCTGGGGAAGCTGGGGAGCTATTAGATGCTATTAAGAAACATACTATCTACAAGAAAGAGTTAGACTTCGCTAATATTGTAGAGGAACTAGGGGATCTAGAGTTTTATATGGAGAATTTGAGAAAGGCTCTTAATATCTCTAGAGAGCTAGTGCTATTGACTAATATAGCCAAACTTACTAAGAGATACCCTAAAGGTGCTTACTCCAACGAGGATGCTATCTTCAGAGCTGATAAGGCTTAATATGACTAAAAGTGCTAATGAGCTGGTAAAAGAATACTCATCATTAGTTAAGCGTATTGCATATCATGTATCAACTAAACTCCCTGATTCAGTCTTGGTAGAGGATTTAATTCAATCTGGTATGATTGGGTTACTCGAAGCTCATAAGAGCTATAAGGACGATCAGGGAGCTTCATTTGATACCTTTGCTTCTATAAGGATTAGAGGGGCTATGATGGATGAGATACGGAGATGTGATTGGGTTCCTAGATCTGTATATAAGAAGTCAAGGGATGTTGCTAACGCTATCTATAAGATAGAGGCTGATACTCTCTCTGAAGCTAGACCGGCGGATATAATGCAATATTTAGGGATTAGTTCTGAGGAGTATAATAAGATCCTTCATGACTCCTCTAAGACTAAGATAGTGTCTATAGATTCATTGTCTGATGATATGAGTGCAGATATGAGTGATCCACCTTCCTCTCTTAACTTGAAAGAGTTTGAGAAGGAGCTATCTGAAGCTATAGAGACTTTGAGTGATAGAGAGAGATATGTTCTTCATCTGTACTATGATGAAGACTACAACCTTAGTAAGATAGGTGATATACTAAACATATCTGAATCAAGGGTATCTCAAATAAACTCTGAGATCGTCATTAAATTACGTAAGAAACTAATAGGAAAAATATGAAAGCAGTAGATTTTCTGAAGAGATCACTAGATTTACTAGAACAAAGAGGGACGGAGTACTCCCAGGATGATTCAAAAGAAGAAAGAAGTTTCGCTTCAGTGGCTGCAATATTCAACGCTAAGACAGGTAAGAATATAACCCCTGCTGAAGTCTGCTTGCTTCTACAGGATCTAAAAGATGTTAGGCAATGGAGCCAAGATAGGTTACATCAAGACAGCGTAGAGGATTGTGTATCATACTCAGCACTTAAAGCTGAAGAGTTAATTAAACAATATAAAAGGAAAGAAGATGAAAAGAGATAACTTAAGTTTGCTAAGGGAATTAGTAGGCAAGGATAATGATAGGTAGTGATTGCTTCAGCCGTTTTGTGCATAGCTTTAAATATGTACATGGAGGCTAGAAGTGAACCAGTGGATGCTATGGTGGCAGTAGCTGCTATTACACTAAATAGGAGTAAAGATCAGGAGTATCCTAATTCTGTTTGTGAGGTAGTTTATATGCCATCAGCATTTACATGGACTAAACATAGAGTTAAAATAAAAGAGAAGGTAATGCTAGAAAGAACTAAACAGCTAGCGACTCTATATACTAAAGGTAGATTAAAGAATCCAATAGGTTCTAGAAAATTCTTTAATCACAAAAGGTTGGGTAAAAGGTTTAAGACGCCTTATAAGCCTATTGTTATTGGACAACTAATGTTTTATTAATATGAAAATAGTTAAATTTAAAGATGGTAAATATGGTATTAGGCAGTGGAATTGGTTCTTTTTTAGGTACGAATTTAAAGATTTAGACCCAGATTGCCCTAGGTGGTTTGGGTTTTATTCTATTCGTTTTAAATATTGTAAGGGTACTCTACCAGCTGTTAAGAAAGCCTTAGCTAATTTAGATGATGTAGGCGAACCATTCTATGATTAAACTCTTAACCCCTAAGTCCACATATACAATAGATTACCCAACAGCTATTGAGTATGCCAAGCAGCAAGCAGAGATCTTCTGGTTACCTGATGAGATTGAAGTAGAGAAGGATCTACATGATCTAAAGACTAACTTTACAGATGCTGAGTATCATGGGGTAGTTTCCACTCTCAAACTTTTTACTATATACGAATTATCAGTTGGTAGAGAGTATTGGTCTGGATATATCTCAGAGATCTTTCAGAGACCTGATATACAGAGAATGGCTAATTGCTTCTCATTCTTTGAGATCAATGTTCATGCACCATTCTACAATAAGTTAAATGAAGTTTTAGGTTTAGACACCGATGAGTTCTACAACTCCTATCTAGATGACCCTACCCTAAAGAATAGAATGGAGTGGATAGGTAAGAGAGTAGAGAAGAGAGCTACTCATTTTGATAAGTTAAAATCAATAGCCTCCTTCTCTATGATCGAGGGAGCAGTCCTTTACTCCTCGTTTGCCTTCCTAAAGCACTTCCAATCCGAAGGTAAGAACAAACTAATGAATGTTACAGCTGGTATTAACTTCTCTGTTAAAGATGAGAACATACATAGTGAAGCTGGAGCATGGTTGTTTAGGACGTATCTAAGGGAACTGATTGAAGATCTGGGAGTTAGTGATAGACAACTAAAGGAGATACAAGAAGACCTAATAGATGTTGCTAAAACAATAGAAGAACATGAAGCTATTATCATAGACAAGATCTTTGAGAATGGTGATATTAAAGGTATTACCTCCATCCAGTTAAAAGAGTTTGTTAAAGAACGTCTTAACTTGTGCTTAGGGAACTTAGGCATTATTTCTTATAGATTTGAAGTAGAAGATGACTATGTGTCCTCATGGTTCTATAAGAACATCAACTCCTCTAAACTACATGACTTCTTTGCTAAACAGGGCTCAGAGTATAATAGAGCTTGGTCTGAATCTAAATTCACATGGTAAAATAATGGAAGAAATAAGTATAATATCTTTGATTAAAGAGGCCTTTGAAGATGGGTATGGCGCTAGGGCTACATATAACGATACTGAGATGTCAGATAGAGAAGAAGAGTGGAGTAATGTAGAAAGCTATTATAAACATAAGATACTGGAGTTAGATTGAGCATATATGCAGATTTAAGTAATGAAAGAAAGGGCTTGCAGGAGTCAGGGGAATTACCTAATTGGGTAACAACTAACTCCTATCAGATGTTAAAAGAAAAGTATTTAGAGCCAGGAGAAACTCTTAAGAATAGATTTAGAGCAATAGCTGTAACAGCATCAAGATACATGAAGACCCACTCCTACTGGGAGTCTATATTCTTTGATCTATTATGGAATGGATGGTTAGCACCTTCAACCCCAGTACTAGCTAATATGGGCAGAGATAAAGGCTGCCCTGTCAGCTGTTCCGGGGGGTACATAGGAGATAGTGTATACGACTTCTATACAGGTCAGCTAGAGGTGGCAATGCTCTCTAAGAATGGATTTGGTACCTCAGGGTACTTAGGAGACATTAGACCCAGAGGAGCGCCTATTAACGGCATTAAAGGGGGAGCTAGCGGTATTGTACCTGTCTTCAAAGATTATGTACAGGTTGCTAGAGATATTAGTCAAGGAAGTAGTAGGAGAGGGGCTTGGGCTGGTTATGTCCCTATAGATCACGATGACTTCCAAGAGTTAATTAATCACATCTCTAAATTCCCAGATGATGCTAACATAGGTTGGATCGTTAGTAAGAAATTCATTGACCGATTAGACTCAGGGGATAAGGAAGCTTTAGATAGATATCAGAAGGCTTTAAAGCTTAAAATGATAACTGGTAAAGGTTACTTCTTTTTTGTCGATAAGGTTAATGATCTGAATCCGCAGTGGTACAAGGACAAAGGGTTAAAAGTACTTGCATCTCAACTGTGCACTGAAATAGCTCTTTACTCAAACGAATGGGAGACATATACTTGTGTCCTATCCTCTATGAACTTATCTAAGTTAGATGAATGGGAAGATACTGATGCTATTTTTAATTCCACCGTGTTCTTGCAGTGTGTTGCGCTCAACTTTATTTCAATTGGAGCAGAAATTAAAGGTCTTGAAAAAGCAGTTATGTTTACTGAAAATAATATGGCTCTCGGTCTCGGTACTCTTGGCTTCCACACTTATCTGCAAGATCACTCTATACCTTTTGAATCTATAGATGCTAACTACGCTAACTCACGCATATTTAAACTCATGGATGACGAGAGTCTAAGAGCCTCTAAGTGGTTAGCGGAGGAATTTGGAGAGTGTAAAGTAACTAAGGGATATGGAGTAGCTAATACCCATAGACTGGCAGTAGCCCCTAACCTCTCCTCAGCTTTGATTTGTGGTGGAGTGTCTCAGGGTATAGAGCCAGTATATAAGAACGCTTATATCCAAGGCACATCGTCTGGAGAGATGAATAGAGTGAACCCTTCCCTCCTTAAGATAATGAAAGAAAGGGGGATGGATACCCCAGAGGTTATTTCAGATATTATAAATAACAATGGATCCATTCAGCATGTAAACTGGTTAAGTGACCATGAGAAATTAGTATTTAAAACAGCATTTGAGATTGATCAGAAAGTAATCATACGCCTAGCATCTACTAGACAACGTTATATAGATCAAGCTCAATCCATTAATTTATTCTTCTCCGCAGATGAAGATGAATCCTATATTTCAGAGGTTCATCAGTTAGCATTTAAAGACCCATATATTAAGTCACTATATTATATTCGTAGTGAATCTGGTGTCATGGCATCTAAAGGGGAATGTACTTCGTGTGAAGGTTAATTATGAGAAGCATATTAATAGCAGTAATAGTTGTAATGGCGTATTTTTTAATTCAAGTAGAGATTGATGGTGCTCATCCATGTTCTGCTTTTTCTAGTAATCAACAGGATTGTAACTCTGACAACCATAGATAAGGACTAATAACTTGGCTAAGTATAGGAATAAAGAGAGAAAGGAACCAAGAAGATCTAGAACAAACAATAGTAGGGTAAATATCGTAGTAGAGCCTCAATATGTAGTTGAGGATACTCCTAAGAAGGTAGCTCCATTACGTGCCTTAAATGAGACTCAGTACAATTATATTAATCATATAAGAACTAAGATAATTACCTTTGCCATTGGCTCCGCAGGATCTGGTAAAACCTATATAGCAGCGGCGATTGCAGCAGAACTCTTACAAAATAAAGATATATCTAAAATAGTTATTGTCCGCCCTAAGGTAACTGCAGGAGAAGACTTCGGCCATCTCCCAGGAGAGTTAGAGGATAAGTTCTTCCCTTATATTGAACCTTTTGTAGATGTGTTAAAGGAGAGGTTAGGTAGTTCTTTTGTAGATTACTTAGTAAAGAGTAAGAGAATAGTATTTAAACCACTGGCTTACATGAGAGGCACTACTCTAAAAGATTGTATGGTTGTGTTAGATGAAGCTCAGAATACAACCCCTGAGCAGATGAGGCTTTTCCTTACTCGTCTAGGACACAATTGTACAGCAATCATAGATGGGGATCTTAAACAAAAAGATATCAGAGGACTCTCTGGATTGGAGGACTCTATTAGAAGAATAGAGCATCTTCCAGATGTAGGTCTAGTAGAGTTCGATGATGATGAATGTGTAAGGTCAGGTATAGCTAGAGATATATTATTTGCATATAGATAACCATGGCTAGAGCTCGTTTTAAATTCAATAAGAAAACCCCCTGGTACCTAAAGGAGCCAGAGGGGACTTTGGAAGAAAAGGTAAACTCATTTAATAGAATGGAAGAAGTACTTTATAAAATATTAGACTATGGTTTAAAGGATGAGATAATCCCACCGGAGGTATTGGAGGAGGAGAGGAGGATGTTAACTTTCTGTAAGTTAGGCCCTAGAGCCCATCACTTCACTCATAATCTCAAAGGTAAACTTACCTCCTCTGATGTCCTTTATATGTTAACTTGTAATAGATCCTCAAAGATCCTAGGGGAAATGTTTGGGGTAGATGGCAGGAAAGTTAGAGCTATTAGAAACGGAGAGAAGGATGAGTGGTACTGGGAGTATTGTTTTGTTAGGAGAATAAAGAGTAGGTTAATGACTACTCTAAAAGCCTCACATATTTACGGTACATCCAAATTCTTTTACTCTCTATCTAAAGTAGTATCCCCAGAGAAAACTAAGATACTCCATTATACCTCCTCTCAAAGGAGAGCTAAGGCCCTTAGAAAAGATATTATTAACCCAAAGGATTACGATAAGATGATTAAAGATGGTACCCTAGATATTATATATCCAATAGAAAAGCTGGATATACTATGAGTGTTAGTAGATATGG